AAAACAAGAACTAAAAAATCTTGTATGGCAATTGATGCGTGATGTTCATGCTCATGGTGGTGGAGGAGAAGTGAATCTGGCATACATGGATGTGCCAATTACTTCAGTAACTTCATCGTCATACTCAATAACTCTTAATGATTATTATATTGGAGTCAATTATGCTGGAGCAGTTTCCATAACTCTTCCAGAAGCAGATAGAGAAGGTAAGGTATTTGTAGTAAAAGACGAACTCGGAGAAGCATCGAAGGGAACCAATCGTCATATAACAATTTATCCATCAGGAACAGATTTGATTGATGGAGAAGATTATGCCGTTCTTGCTTACGACTACGGCAGTTTAACTTTTGTTTGGAAAGGTAATTCCTGGAGGGTAATCTAATGTCTCATTTATATGAACCGTTTAAACCGGAAATTGATGCTTTTGGTAGATTAAGAACATCAGATCCGTTTACTCTTGGTGACTATAAACACCTGTATGCTATTGATCCAGACTTTGTAGATGTCACATCTGGAGTAGGAGCAACTGTTACTTTTGAAAGAAATCAAGCAGCAGCAGTTCTTAGTTCCGGAATCAGTACTAATGGACTTTGTATTCATCAAACAAAAAGATATCATCATTACATGCCAGGTAAATCTCAACTGGTTTACTCAACATTTAATTTTGGAACGGAACAGCAGAATGTTACCAAGAGAACTGGTTATTTTGATGATAATGACGGAATTTTCTTTGAACAAGAACCCAATGGAACTTTAAATTTTGTAATTAGATCCTATGTCACTGGCGGGATTGGATCAACAGAAAGAAGAATTCCACAATCTCAATGGAATAAAGACAAATTAGATGGAACTGGAGTATCTGGTTTTGATCTAGATATCACAAAAACTCAATTATTTTTCACTGATTTTGAGTGGTTAGGTGTAGGGAGAGTAAGATGTGGATTTAGTATGGATGGTCTCAATATTGTAGCACACGAATTTTATAATTCAAATGTTGTTTCTACAGTTTATATGTCCAATCCTAATCTTCCAGTAAGGTGTGAAGTTAGAAACAGTGGAACACAAGTTGGTGCTGGAGGTTCATTTATTCAAATTTGTTCAACTGTAATGAGTGAAGGTGGATATACCGAAGCGGGGAGAGAATTTTCACACACAACTCCACTTAGAGTAGTTGGAGTTGGAACTACTGTTCCAATCATTGCAATAAGATTGAAAAATTCTTTTAAAGGATATCCAAACAGAGCAACTATAAAACTCGAAGATATTACGGTATTCAGTAGTGGTGCAAACGTTAAATATGAAGTTGTAAAGCTAAGAAGTTCTATAGGAATTAATACAACAGGAACTTGGGTGTCTGAAAATACAGAATCAGTTGCAGAATATAATCAAACTGCTACTGGAATAAGTACCGATGTTTATTTTGAAGATTTTATGGGTGGTTATGCTGCAGGCGACAGTCAAAATGTACAAAAACCATCAGCAACAACAGCACAAGTACAAACTGGTCCAACTTCCAAGAAAAACTTTTTATCCCAAAATTATTATTCTAATGATTCTGAAATTTTTTCAGTAAGAGTAACTAATTTGGGAAATGATCCAAGTAATGTTGGTGTTTCTATGAGGTGGAGAGAAATATATTAATAAATAACTAAAAGTGTACTATAAAAATAATGGCTCATAGACCAGTTGGATCTGGAGTTTCTTTTACCACATCCACAACTTCATCAAAATCATCGGCAATTTCTGGAAGAAGTAATGTTCTTCGTGTAGTGGCAACTGGTGCGAATGCTTTTGTTGCTATTGGAACAGAACCAACTGCGACAACAGGTGATTATTGTGTTCCATCAGGGACTTCAGCAACACTCGCAATTGACAACGGATCGGCAAGAATCGTTGGTGTTACAACTGGAACTACCACATACGTAACTTTCCCAGAGGGACAAGCATCTCCTTTTGGTATTGGTGATTATGTAAGTTTAACTGCTTCTAATCAAACATATTATAATTTTACTCATGCTCCAGTAGTTCAAGTTTTTAACACTGCTGGTTATGATGGATATTTTTCAACCAGAATTGGTATCGCAACAGACACATCTGGAATTGTTACTGCATTTTCAGATCCCGATGCTGTTTTAAGAAACTCATTCAAAGTTGCCGCAATTACTGATGGTGGCAGTGGAGTTCTCTACACACAACAAGTACAAATTAGCGGACAAGCCTAAAATGAAACTCATCAGAGAAGAAATCGAACAAGTAGAATTTATCGTTGAAAACAAGAACGGTAAAAAATCACTCTTTATCGAAGGTGTATTCCTTCAGGGTAATATCAGAAACCGTAATGGTCGTATGTACCCTATGGAAACTCTTCGTCGTGAAGTTGCTCGTTATAATGAGAATCATGTTCTTCAAGGAAGAGCTCTTGGTGAACTGGGACACCCCGATGGTCCTACAGTAAACCTTGATAGAGTTTCTCATAAAATTGTTTCACTCAGAGAGAGTGGATCTAATTTTATCGGAAAGGCAAAGATTCTTTCTACTCCAATGGGTAAGATTGCAGAATCTCTGATTTCTGAGGGAGTAAAACTTGGAGTTTCTTCTCGTGGTATTGGTTCACTTAAGTTAACTCGTGAAGGAATCAATGTTGTTGGTGATGACTTCATGCTTGCAACTGCTGCTGATATTGTAGCAGATCCTTCTGCTCCTGATGCTTTTGTTGAAGGGATTATGGAAGGTAAAGAGTGGGTATGGGATGGTGGTATTCTTCGTGAAAAATATGCGGAGAAGACCTACAAGACTATCAATACACTTGTAGACCAAAAAAGATTAGAAGAAAATAAGTTGAACTTATTCAACGATTTTCTCGCAAATCTTTAATTTATAAATAAATATAGTTTATAACTAAAGGTTAAACGGAGAGTTCAAATGTCTCGTGGAGATTTACAAGAAATGGAAGTAGGCACAAAGCAATCCAAAACCGCTGTAAATGCTAACGCAAAGGCGGCAGAAGCAATGCCTCACATGGCAGACCCAGGCACACAACTGGGCAATGTCGAAGATCTCGGTGGTCCAGATCCTTCAAACTATCGTCCTGATGACGATTCAGCAAAGCTGAAAACTCCTGGAGCAACTCTTAAGCAAGTAAGAGATGTTGTAAACAAGGGAGCAAAAGGTGCTGATCCTATGAAAGGTCTTCATAAAGAGGATGCAGATTATGATGAAGATGAAGAACTCTTAGAAGCCAAGCACGAGGAAGAGGAAGAAGAGGAAGAAGAGGACGAAGAAGAGCACAAAGAGGATAAGAAGAAAAAGAAAATGGAAGAGCAAGTTGACATCGAAGAAGATGTCAATGCTCTGCTTGGTGGTGAAGAACTCTCCGAAGAGTTTAAAGAAAAAGCCAAGACCATTTTTGAGGCTGCTCTGAAGTCAAAGGTAACTGAGATTAAGGAAGCACTCGAAGTCCAATACGAGCAAAAACTCGTAGAGGAAGTAGAAGTAATTAAAGAAGCACTCAAGGAAAGAGTTGACTCTTATCTTGAGTACGTTGCCGACGAATGGTTCACCGAAAATGAACTGGTAGTTGAGCAAGGACTGAAATCCGAAATGACTGAGAGTTTCCTCTCAGGCATGAAGGAACTTTTTGAAGCACATTATGTATCAATCCCTGAAGATAAATATGATGTTCTTGAGAGCATGGTAGAAAAACTTGATGACATGGAGACAAAACTCAACGAGCAAATTGAGAAAAATATCCTCCTCAACAATCGTCTTGCAGAGTCGGTTGCTGATGGGATCTTTGATGAGATTTCCGAGGGTCTCGCAACCACTCAGAAAGAGAAGCTCGCTTCACTTGCCGAAAGTGTTGAGTTTGAAAGTGAAGAAGAATATCGTGAGAAACTGGAGATGCTGAAGGAATCATATTTCCCAGCAAACAAAACTCCAAAAGCACATACTGAAACTCTTTCTGAAGGTGTAGATCATTCAACCGAATCCGTTTCGGGTCCAATGGCTGCATATCTGAGAACTCTTCAGGCTGTTGCTAAGAACTGAATTTAAGATTAAATCAAACGTAAACATTCACAATAGGTAAACGCAAATGTTCCATTCCGAGCATCTGCAGGAAAAGTGGGCACCACTCCTCAACTATGAGGGTCTTGATCCAATCAAAGATTCCCATCGTAGAGCGGTAACCGCCGTCCTGCTCGAAAACCAAGAAAAATTCTTAAGAGAAGAAGCTGCATTTGGTAGTGGCTTCAACCTGATGGAAACCCCAACCAACTCAGCTAATGCTGCTGGTGGTTCAGGTGGTTTCGGTGCTGGCTCAGCTGCTGCTGGTCCTACCGCAGGTTTCGATCCCGTTCTGATTTCACTGATCAGACGTTCAATGCCTAACCTAGTCGCATATGACCTGGCAGGTGTTCAACCAATGAGTGGTCCTACTGGACTCATCTTCGCAATGCGTTCCCGTTACAACAGCCAGAGTGGAACCGAATCGTTCTACAACGAAGTAGATACTTCATTCTCTGGTCAGGACAACGGATTCGATGAAGCAGCTGGTTTCACCGATGCTGCTGTTGGTCTCGGTACTACTACTCAGTCAGGAACCAACCCATCAATCCTCAACCCAGTTGGAACCGCAACCTCGACCGCATATAACGTTGGTCAGGGCATGGTAACCCT